CCGGAACGAAGATCGGGCGGCCGCTTTCGTCCTTGACCTTGCGGACCATCTTCAGCATGTCGTCGTGGAACATCCACTTACCGTTGGCGCGGTATGCGGGATCGATGCTGTGCTCGAGGTCGATCAGGTCGTCGTACAGGATGAGCGGGACGGCCGAAGCCGCGCCGATCTTGCCGTTGCTGGCGGCGGTGATGAGACCCATCGGCTGGCCGACGCCGGTGCCCACGGTGTAGTGGCGGTTGGTGACGCGGCCCAGCCGGGTCTGCAGGCGGCGGGTAATGAAGCCCTCGATGTCCGAGGTCGTGTCCTGCAACAGCTCCCAGGGCACCGTGACGACCTTGGAGCTGTACTTGTGGACGCCCAGCCCCTTGGTGCCGAACTCGACGTCGTCGTCGGTCGCCGACTGGTTCTCCGCCACGACCTCACCCTCTTCCGAGGTGCCGTCACTGGTGGGGTACTGCATCGGCTCACCGCCGGCGGTGCTGAAGACATCCGCGACACGGCGCATGCCGCCGAAGTCCTTCAGGGCTTCGAGGATCTGCGCTGCGAGCGTGGTCGGGACGGTATAGCCGCCCTGTTCCGGGTTCACATTCGGGTTGCCGCTCATCGCGGCATTGACCTGGGTCCAGTCTTCCGCGCTCAGGGCCTTGTCGCCACCACGAGCCCACTTGTCGAAGAGCTTGCGGTCCTGCGGACGCTCGCTGTTGCTCGGCGCGTCGTGCTCGCGCACGCCGGCATCGCGCAGGTGGTTATCTGCGGTCAGGTCCATGACCTTCTGGTGGCGCTCGATGGACGCGTCGATACGCTCGATTTCGGCGATGTTGGTGTCGTATTTGGCCTGGTTCTCGGCGGTCCAGGTGTTGCCGTCACCGGTGCTGGTGTCCAGCAGGTTGCGGGTTTCCTTTGCCAGCGCGGTGCGGCGCTCCCGCTCGGCCTGAATGTTAAGGGGCATGTGTCAGTTTCCTTTGGGCGAAAAAAAACCGCCTTGCGGCGGCTGATGAACTGCGGGCGGGAGTCGCTTACGCAGGCGCGCGCTCGAGCAGCGCAAGGCGCCGATCAAGCCCGGTTCGATGGGCGGCGATGGCGGCATCGTCATCGCTCGCAGTGTTCTTGGGCTTCCCGAGCGCGGCCGGGGCGTTGTTGTAGGCCGAGAGATCCCAGCTGTTGCTGGCGCCCTTCTTGCCGACCACCTCCACCACCCGGTCAGCGAAGCCGTGCTGCACCGCGTCATCAGCGGTGAACCACGTCTCTTCGTCCATCCACTGCACAACCTGCTCTGCGCTCTGACCGGAGCGGCGGGTGTAGTCGCCGGCGAGTCCTGCGTCGATCTTGGTCAGCAGCTCTCCGGTTTTCGACATCTCGGCTTTGTTGCCGATCGCGATCGTCCAGGCGTTGTGGATCATGAACTGCGCGCCTTGGCTGATTTCCACCTCGTCGCAAGCCATGCAAAGGCCGGTCGCGGCAGAGGCAGCAATGCCATCGACGTGGGCAACCACCTTCGCCTTGTGCTGGGCGATGGCCGTCATCATCGAGCGGGACGCGAACACATCACCGCCAGGGGAGTCGATCCGAAGATGGATCGTCTCCACATCCAGCGCGGCAAGCTCACGCACAAAGGTTGTTTCGTCGATATCGCCCCACCAGCCACCGATCACGCCGTGCAGGTAGATGGTGGCCACGCCGTCGCCAGCTTCGGCGCGCAGCGGCTTGGAGGCGTTCGCGTTGTTACGCGCGAGCTGCAGTAGCTTCGGGATCGGCATCGTCATCAGTCCTATCGGGATCGTTCTTGTTACCGGGCGGATTGGCCGCCTCGGTGGGCAGGTACAGCGTGTCTCCGCCCGGGATCGGCGGCAGATTCTTCAGGCGGCGAACCTCGTTCACGTACATCCAGCCTTGGGCCCCTGGCCCGCCGAGCGCCTTGCTGAAGTACTCTGCCTGGGCCTTGGAGTCACCGGCCATGAAGCCGTCGACGTTGTGTTCAACGTAGAAGCGCTCGGTCCTGAACAGCTTGCGGTTCAACTCGTCCTTGACGCGCTTCAGATGGGAACCAAGGGTGTACTTCACGAATCCGATGCCCATGGACTCAATGCCAGTGCCGAAGCTGCTGGCCTTCGTGGTTTCACCGATCATGTGCGGCGGAACGCCGAAGGCGCGGGCGATGTCGATCACCTGCCACTGCCGCGATTCCAGCAGCTGCTGGTCCACGGCCGACATGGTCAGTTCCTTGACGTCGAGGCCCTCGGTCAGGATCAGCGGGATTCGGCGGTTGCCTTGGGTGCCGCCGTATTTCTTGACCCACGCGTCCCGGAAGCCCTCCTGCATCTCGGGGGTCATCTTGTTGGTGGCTGTGATTGCCACCTCCGGCTTGCCGCCCTCGCTGAAGAACTTGCCGGCGTGTTCGTCGCCTTGAATGGCGATGCCGATTCCGTTCCGGGCTCCCCACTGGATCACCGACATCGAAGATACGCCGTTGAAGCCGAAGCCCGGTATGTGCAACACGTCGTCCTGATCCACCGTGAAGTAGCCGATGGTGTCGTGGAACGTGTACTGCAGCCGGCGCGGTTCCTTGGGGCTGGAGCGCTCCTGCTCCAAGATCGTCACCCTATCGCGCGGCCAAGGGATCAGGCCGGTTACCGTGCCGCTGCGGTTGCGGGTGGCGTAGGCAATGCCATCTCCGCGCAACAGCATCTGGGAGATCAAGAACTCCCAAGCTGTGGATGCGGACCATGCCGGGCCGAATTGCTCGTTCAGGATCCACCAGTAATCGTGCTTGGCACGCTGGCGACCGTCGTCCATCCGCTCGAATACCGGCAGCGGCAGCTGTGCGATCGAGCCAGCGATCAGGCTAACGCAACTGTAGACGGCTGACACCCGCATCGCGGTCTTGTCGGTTACAACAGCGCCAGATGCCGTCGCGGGGTTTCCGAAGACCTCGAACATCCGAAGATCGGACGAGGCTACGGTGTCCCCCTCAGTCAACGCATTTACGGTCGGACCCTTGGCCCGGAGTGCGCGTTCTATACAGAGGGCAACGTCCAAGCGGTTGCGTGCGATTTTTGCGCTCATCAGTCCATCACCACGAAGCCCTGTTGAATTTGACCGGTGTCCTGCGCTTGCATCGCGCGGGCCATGGCCATGATCAGCGCCACCGCGCCGTCGATCTTGTTGTCGTTCGATTCCTTCCGGGGGTACACGTGCTCCTTCGCGTCTATCCGCGCCACCACGTTGCCCATCATCCAAGTCAGCGCGGCGTTGCCGTCGTGCCACAGCTGGTGGGACAGGATCAGGGCCTCCACTTCCTTCATCGGCTCGGAGAGGTTGCGGACCGATTGGGCCATCTCCACCACCGGCAGGCCTTCTTGGCCAAGCCTGGTCATGACGTAGGTGGCTTGGGTCGGATCGAAGGCGATGTCCTGAATGTCGATTCCGCGTGCCGCCAGCTCTTTCAGCTCTTCTTCGATGAAGGCGTAGTCGGTCATGTTCCCCGGCGTGGCCACCATCAGGCCTTCCAGCACATACAGCTGGTAGCGCTCGTTTTCCGCTACCGCCGCTTCCGGCACGTAGAAGCGCGGAACAACGTAGAAGGAGCCGTCCTTCTCGAACAGCATCACCACCGCCGCAACGTCCAGCTTCGATGCGAGGTCGACGCCGACCCAGCAGCGGCAGCCGTCGAAGTCATCGAGGTCGAACGACCGCTTCTGCCGCTGCCACGCCAGCATGTTCATCCAGGCGAGCTTGGCGCCCACCCAGTCGTTCAGGTGCTTGGTGCGGAAGGCGCTTTGCTTGCTGGCAGACCGTTTGGCCTGCGCCAGCTGCGCCAACAGGAACTCTTCGAAGACGGAAACCCCGTAATTGGGGTTGGCCTTGCGCAGGCTCGCCGGATCGTCCCACCGGTCACCCTCGTCGATGCCGAAGATCATCCCGAAGATAGTTTCGTCGGTGACCTCGCCTTCCAGAATTCGGATCACATCGCGCCGTTTCTCGTAACACGGCCCGCCCAGGTTGGTCCCGGCGGTGGTAATGATCCCCAGCAGGGGCTGCTCGCGCGCGCCCATGCCGGTCTGCATCGCATCGACCATGTGGTCGGTGTCGTGCTCGTGGTATTCGTCCACCAGCGCCGCGTGCGGGCTGGACCCGTCACCTGGCTTGCCGATCATCGGCTCGAACTTCGACATATCCTCCATGACAAACATGGAGCCGGGGTTCTTCGGGTTGCCCGACTGTTCAATACCGAAGCGCGCGCGCAGTGCGGGCATCTTCTGGACCATCTGCCAGGCCGGCCGGTACACCTCGAAGGCCTGCTTTTCGCTGGTGGCGCCCGAGTAGATCTCCGCACCGGCCTCGCCGTCGGCGGCGAACAGGTACAGGCCCCGTGCCGCCAGGCGCAGCGACTTGCCGTTCTTTCGGGGGATCTCTTCGTAGGACTCGCGGAACCGGCGCATGCCGTTGGACTTGCGGACCCAACCGAAGAGGTTGCACTCAATGAAGTGCTGCCAGGGCTCATACACCAGGAGCTGCTTCTTTGCCGCCCACTTGCCCTTGGTGTGGGGCATCAGCTCTTGGAACTTGACCGCGCGATCGGCCTTGGCCGCGTCGTACTTGTACGGCCAGTCAGGGCCGGTCCGCTTCAGGTCATCCAGAAACCGCTGGCAAGCCAGGATGATGTACCGTCCGGCCGGAATCTTCCCGGCCACCACGCTGCGTGCGTAGGCCTTGGCAGATTCGCTCGGGGTCATGCATCAGAACTCGTCGAATGGATTGCCCTTCTTGGGCGTCTCGGTCCCGAGCTTCTGGCGATCCGCCGGCGTGAGGCCGAGCCGCGCCAGGCAGCCGATCAGGTGCGAGTACTTGGCCGCCTTGAAGTCAGCGCGGTTCGCGCGGAACTCGGCTAGCAGTGACGCGGCTACCTCCATGACGAACCGGTCGGCGCTGGTCAACACCCCCGGCAGCGAGCACTTGTCCAGCTCCTTCCAGACCTCGATCACGTCGTCAGGCAGATGCGCCGGCGGCTTTCCGAGTGCCTTGCCAGTGGTCGGCGGCGCCTTCTTGTAGCGCTGGGGATCCTTCTTGGTGGCCCCTTTAAGCTCGGCCAGCTCCCTTGGTTGCTTGTGCCGGGCCATTTGGAGTGCTCCAACTGAAATTCAAATTCTGCGGACGCGCGAGGAAAAGAGGGGGCGCGTATCGCGAGGCGTTCAGCCTCAACTTTCGCCCTCCCCCCTCCCTTGGCGACCTCCGCCGTGGAACGCGTCACGCCCGTTGGGGTTCCACGCGGGCCGCCCGACCCCGCCGTTCTCGCGCGCGGTCTTCGCGCTGTGGCAGGGCCGGCAGAGCGACTGGTGGTTGTCAGGGTCGTTGTTGGCGTCGTCGCCGTCGATGTGATCAACGTCTGTTGCCGCCCTGACCCTACCCAATGCGGTGCAGTGGCGGCACAGAGGCTCCCGCGCCAGGTGGGCGGCCCGCATCTTTCGCCATGCGGCCGAATTGGTCGGCAACGCCCTTCGGGCCTGCCGCCGCCTCACTTGCCGCGCCTCTTCCCTGTAGGGCTTCCAGCCGGTCGGCCGGTGCTGGGCGGGCCTGGTCGGCATCAGTACGGCTTCCCGTCCATGTCGGTGCGTTGCGGCTCGGGCGTTGCGTCTCCCTCCGGCACCGGCACACCCACTTCTTCGCCCAGCAGCAGCACGACCGACTGCGTGAGTAGACCGATATGTTCAGCCTGCTGAGCGATCTGGCGCCCCTGCTCCACGATAGTGGCGTGCTGCTGCTCGGCCAACGACAGCAGGCGGTCTATGCGCTCGTCCATCAGAACTCCTCGACGGCCCAGCCGCCTCCGTCCCGCTTCGGCTTCACCCGGACCGCAATGAAGCGCATCGGGTACAGGGCGGCCGCCATCAGCTCCATCACGCCATCAGCGGCTAGCACCGCAAAGTCAGGCGTGTAAAACATGCTGTCAGCCAGACGCAGCTTGATGCCTTCGAACTTGTGCCACTGGATCTCGCCGGCCGCCTGTAGCTGACGCAACCGCTCCGCGTAAGCCGCCTCGGTCTTGTTCATCTGGCCGACCTTGAGCCGGCCAAGCGCCAACATGGCCTTGCCCTGCCCAGACATCAGCGCGGGCTGCGGCGGCGGACCTGGGCCTTGGCCTTCTTGGTCTTCGGATGCGGAGGTAAGCGGCCCTGCACTTCGATCAGAACCCCGTTGACTGCGGCCAGCTGGCTGCTGAGCGAGGTGATCTGTGAGTCGGCGGCGGAATCCACATTCTCGCTGTGCGCCTTCACCTCGGCCAGTTCGGCGCGCAATGCCTCAGCGTCGACCTCGACGGCACGGAGGCGCTGTGCAAGCCGCTGGGAGATCGGCGGCCACAGGGTGACGCCGAGTACTTTGATGGTTCGTGACATGGTGATCTCCAAGGATCAGGGGCGCTCGGCGCCGTTGATGGCCGCCTCGACGGCCCGGTATCGGTCTACGGTTTCGTCTCGCTCGGACTGGGCGAGCTCGCAGGCCCGTACAATTCCTGCCGCACCGAGCCGGCGTAGTCGGTCTTGTTCTGCAGCCGCTGCGGCAGCGGCGGCACCGTCGGCCAGGCGGCTGGTTTCGCAACTGGCCCAGTGGCCACGCAGCCGGCCAAGCTCACCATCGCGGCCAGCAACAGCAGCTGCGATGCGCTCTTGATAGTCAGCATTGATCTTTTCCTCTCGCTCGTCGGCGGTATCTCCCGCTTGCTGGACGCCTGCCACCTGCTCGCGATCGACAGACCGCGCCACCTGCTCTCCAGCCAGGGCCTTTCGTCCGTCGGCCACCTCGGCCGTGGCGGTACTCAGAGCCGCGCGATCGCCGCGCCAGGACCAGCCTGCAGCGAACGACAGCACACAGCACACGAAGCATGCGATCAGCAGCCCCGAGACGAAGTACGCCCGGCTCATGGGGCAAGCTCGGCGACGCACTGGGCATGCCGCTCCAGCTGCCGATCCCACACGCCCCAACACACCTTGTTCGGCTTGCCGTTGATCAGCGTCGAGCAGTCGTAGCCGCCGGCACGTTTCCAGAGCAGTAAGGCGTCACAGGCGGCACGGTAGTTGCCCACCAGCAGCTGGCTCCGCATGGACGATGTCTGCCAGTTGCCTGTCCCGTACTGGTAGGTGAAGTCCAGATAGAGGTCGTACTCCGCCTGGGTGAGGTAGACGCCGGGGAGCGAGGCGCGGAATCGCTTTTCCTCACCCGCGATGTGCGCTTGAGCGGTGTGCAGGGCGCGATCCGGAGTGATTCGATCACCGAGCCGCACCGGGGTGCCGTCGGCATGGAAGGTCGATCCGAAGCCAACCGTGGGGCGGTCGTTCTTGGTGGGGATCACGGCCGTATCGGTGTAACCCTCGCGAGAAACGATCGTGACCAGGCCCGCAGCGCTCAGGACCAGCAGCGCCACGAGGGACCGACCTGATGCGCCGCCGGGCCGGCTCATGCCTTGGCCGCCTTGGCAGCCTGCCGCCACTCGCGAACCCAGCGCCACGCCAGATAGGTGATCTGAACGACCAGGTAAACGACGGTCAGGATCACGACCAAGCGGTCGAGGTTGACGCCGCCGGCGACTGCACCGGCGACCGCGACCGGTGGCGTGACCTTTGCCGCAGCACTCGCCGCGGTGCTGATGATTTCGTCCCGCATGGTTGCCCCGTGGATTGTCCGGTTCGGCATATCGCCCCTCCCGGTTGGTTGTCTAGGTTTCTGGCCAGCCATCAGGCTTCCAGGTCGTGTAGATAAGCTCCTGACGGCCCACCCCGTTGCCTCCGCCGATCGTGTAGCGAATCGGCACCTGCATGGACGGAAAAGCCCCAAAGATGCCGCGCATCGCTGGGTGGTCGTTGATCGTCAGGATTGCCTTGCCTTTCAGGGCTGCCATCGTCGCGGCAAGCTCCTGGTACTGCTCGAGGCCGAAATCGCCGCCGTACCCCTCGGTCGCCCAGTAAGGAGGGTCGAGAAGGAAAAGCGTCGATTCGGAGTCGTACTTCTTGAGGCACTTCTGCCAGGGCAGGTTCTCCACCACCACGCCGTGCAGCCGCAGATGGGCGTCGCTCAGATCCTGCTCAAGCCGCAGCAGGTTGATGCGTTTGCTAGCCGTTGGCCCGACACCAAGCGTCTGACCAGTGACCTTGCCGCCGAAGGACAGCTTCTGCAGGTAGTAGAACCTCGCGGCGCGCTGTATATCGGTCAGCGTCTCGACGTTCTGCAGCTGAGCCCAGCGATACATTTCCCGACTGGTCAGTGACCAACGGAAATGGCGGACGAACTCATCAAGATGGTTGGCGACCACTCGGTAGAGACGAACCAGTTCGCCATGCGTGTCGTTGAGTACCTCAACCTTCGCTGGCTGCCGCGCGAACAGCATCGCGGCGCCGCCCGCAAATGCCTCCACGTAGCAGGTATGGGGCGCAGCCTCGATCAGCGGCAGTAGGTGGTGGGCCAGCCGGGTCTTACCGCCCGGCCAAGGGAAAATCGTCTTGGTCTTCAAATCTCAGCCTATGAAACGAGTCACAGCCACAATCGCCGGGCTCTCGAGAGCACCAGGATCACGGCCAATGGCGCGCGGCTGACAAGCGCGTACTGCGGCGGCCCCAGCTGCCTGCAAGCAGCTGCGGGGCCATCCTGTCTATGAAGCGCCCGCCTCGCTGCCGGCTGATCGCAAGGGTTAATCCGGTCTGGATGGCGGGCAAAGAAAAAGCCCCGGCTTGGCCGGGGCTTGCGTCTGGATAGTGGGAAGATTGCACGCTTTATTGATGACCCATCAAGTCCTCACTATGCAGCGCGCGAGAGCGCGCGGCTGAACGCTTCGGCGGCTTCCGACTCCGCGTCGCGCATGTGCTCCAGCATCCACTCATAGACCGGCTGCCAGAACCGCCGGTACGCAGATTGATCAGCGCCGATGGCTATCGCGCGCTTCCTGCCGCTGAGCGGTGCGACGCCAGATCCTCCGCAGCCCTCACACTGCACCGCACCGGTGCCGTCCGCTGCAGGTTGCACCCGCCCGCCTTCGCAGGCATCGCAGCAACCGGCGCCCGCCATTTCGCCGATCACGGCCGCAGCTAAGCTCCCCAGCTGTTCCATCGTATTGTTCGGCCAGCACAGCGCGCGCACGGCCTCCAACTTCGCCTCCGCCCTACGGTGCTCTACCCGCTGGGTATTGGTCACGGCGCCACCTGCCCAGCCCATGCTGGCCTTGGCGATGCCGAACTCGGTTCGGGCGACGCTCAGGGCCTGTTGCTGGCGGATGTACTCCGGCGCCACCAGCGCGATGACTGCCTGGCGCAGCTGCTGGATCCGGCGCATGCCACTTTCCTGCCACCACAGCGCTTCCAGTAGCTCTCGCCCCAGACCGCCGGGAACCATGCCCAGCGCCCCGGCGATGTCCTGATTGGTAAGGTCAGCAACTCCGCCCCGGCCCGTATCGAATTTGACGGTTGACGGTCCAAGCCGCGCCATCAGCTCACGTTTGTTCCCCATGGACTTTCCCCTTGTGCTTTCGTCGATTGAACTCACCACCCTGACCAGTTCCAGCGCGCGCTCAGCCACCAAACACCTCTGGGCGAGCGGCGAGCATGGCGGCGTAGCCAGCAGACATCATCGGCTTGAACTTCTGTCCCGACTTCCCGGCAACGCCGAATGCAGCCGCCTGCAACATCCCCGGCGTCGGCTCCACCGGCACCAGCACGTAGCCCTCGGGCGCCGTGAGTGCATCTCGCGCGTGCCCTTGCGGGGTATCGAAACCCCAGCGAAGAAGCTGAGCAATCGCCTGCAGCTCCCCTTCGTAGCTCTCCAGGTCCTCCCCGGCGCGTACGTTCTCTGCTTCGCAATTGAAGCCCCGCTCGCCTAGCGTCATCGCCAGCAGCTCCCGCGCCCTCTTCTCGATCTCGCTCATGCCGCACGCTCCATCTGCTCCCAGTGCGTCGGCAGGCGCTGCACCCGGCCGCCGCGTGCCAGGAACTGCTCAATCGTCTCGCACACCTGCTGCTGGGGCGCTGCCGCTGGCGCAGGCATGTTGGCCGCCCGCAGGTTCACCCGCGC